GCGCTGGTCGTCGTTAATCTTGCTTCCAGAAGTCCACTTGGAAATGAGTCTTGTCCACTCGCCTTTATACGGCTTTACAATGGTGTGTTCTTCCCAGTTTCCAGGTGCATCAGGATCTTCCTGCTGAATGACGAAAGTAACATTGCCGTAGAACTTCATAGCAAACTCCTTTTAGCTATCATTTTGAAGACTATCAGGCAGTCTTCTTTGTCAGTCTGATCGCGCTGAAGGGCTTGGTCAGAGCGCCGGAGCATCTGGTCTCGATCAGATACTTCATCTGGTTGACATCGATGTCGAAGTCGTCGAACAGAGCAACTGCGCCGCCCTTATCAGCACCATAGCTGTAGTCAGCAGGATTCACGATGATACCAAGCAGCTCGACGCCGGTCTCCTGATCGAAATCAGTTGTATCAACATGGAAACCTTCCATAACTTCAACAGTAACGATCTTGGAAACGCGAAGTCTTGTAGCAAGCTCCTCAACGGACTTGTACAGGAAGTGGCCGATGCCGTCCTCGATCAGCAGCATGTTGGTCAGCATATCTTCTGTAGTGTAGAGAGTAGGATTGCCGGAACCTTTGTAGTTCTTTCTGGCTTTGATCGCAGAAACGATGAAGTTCTTGGCCATCTCCTGCTCGTTCTTGCCGGCATCAACTTCTGCGCGGATCGTGAACAGCGGCACATCTGTAGCAATAGGTCTGATGTGATCTTCAGAGATCTTGTCGTCATCGGATGCAAGTCTGCCGTCACCGATCAGTCCTGCTCTTGCGATTTCCTCGTCCAGCTGGCCTCTCATCTCGCCCTTGATCCAAGCAATGACATCGAAATCAACGATGTCGATGGTGTCATCGCGATCCATCTTCTGTTTCTTGTAAATGGTCTGAGGATCTGTGGTTCTCTTCAGAAGGCTGAAGACCTGCTCTTTCTTGACGTGTCCCTTCAGGTAACCTCTCGCTCTGGCCTGCTCGCCGGTGAGATCTGCGAACTGAGATTTGATTCTGGAGAAAGGAAGGTGATGAGCTCCGTTCAGGAAACCGGAAACCCAGCCGGTATCCCTCTTGATCCACTCGGGAGGAGTGTTGAGAGACTTATACTCCGGGAAGAGCATCTCGGGATCACGGATGCCATAGGTCTGGCTTGCAGTTGCCTGGGAAGGACCTTCCATGCCGTCCATAGGAACTGTCATTGCGTGAGTAAGTTCGCCGTTCTCGATCATGTCATTGACGGCCTGCTTGTAAGATCCTACCTTCTTCGCTGCGGAATGGATCAGGGTCATATCTACCGGAACAGCGCCGGTATAAATGCTGTTGGATGCGTCATCAAATGCGTTGTGTTTCATTTCGGATCCTCCTTCGGATTCTTCATCTTCGTCGTCTGCGCCTGCACCTTCAGCAGCCATACCGACCAGTGCATAGAGAGCTTTCTTCTGCTCATCAGTCATGGAGTCGACGATCTCGCCAATAGTTTTCTCAGACTCTGTTTCTTTCTTCTCGTTGTCTGCCATAGGTTTTTTCTCCTTTTCTTCTTCCTCATCGGCATGACAAAGTTCGATCGGCTCGCCGGTATAAATCTCGGCTGAATAGAGCCCGTCTTCGTCACCATGAGTAAGAACTTCTTCGATGTAAGCTCCAGGATTAGCACCAGCGAGAACAAGGCTCACTTCACGGATCATTCCGTGCAGAACATCGCCGCCAACCTGTTTGAGCTGGTTTGCATATATGGAAAGAGATACAACATCGCCGTGCTGAACGCATTCGCGGCCCTCTTTTCCTCTTTCTGTGTTGTTGAACGCACAATGAGCAAGAACGCCATCTGAGACATTCTCCAGATCGGCGTATCCAATAACATTGGAAATATCGTCGTGCTGGTGATTCCACACAAGAGGGACTCTCTTGCCATCACAGTCTTTGAAAGCGTTCTTTCTAATAGTTCGTCCGTCAGAACAACGCAGATCATTACGTGTGGCATAACCACTAAAGTCGTACTGTACTGCCATTTTGACGTTTCTCCTTTATTCAGTTGTGTTTCTGTTTGCATCTACCACAGCTGCATCTGCTGATCCTTCCATTCCTGGCGTAGATCCATGCTGGCTCATCTCATCAGGAGACTGGTTAAGGTTCGCATTAACAAGCATGTCAGCTTTAGGATCATCAGAAGGCTTCCAACCGATAACCGATCTGATTTCATTGGAAGAAGCAATCTCGTTACGTGTGAACTTATCGGCAAGCTCAGCAAGATCCTTAATCGGGATAAGTTTGAATGCATCTCGATAGAATCTGATAGCCTGTCCTTGGGTTCTGGCCGTAGGAGTCAAGAATTTACGCTGCATCTCCAAAGCGAAACTTGACAGAACAGGTTCGATCGTATTGTTGTAATAATTAATCATCGTCTGTTCGTCTGCAGTGCCATTGAGAATGGTATCTGTAATGCCAAGTTGGCTATAGAGCATAGTTGTAAGATCTTTGACTTCTGCCCAAATGTTGTTTTCGATTGAACGGTTAAGCTGGGTGATCTTTTCGGTACCATCTGTATAAGCGATACCGTACTTTGAACCGGCAAGCTGCATTTCGATGTTCTTACGCCTTGCTTCAGCCTGTTGCTTACGGGCTTCGGACTTGATGACATAAGGAAGCTGAATGATCAAATCAAGCTTGCCAGATGAAGATTGCTCGTCTACGTAATCGAGTAGATTGAGCTTTCTGATAAGTCTTTGAAGCGTAGAGTTCGGTTCGTTCATAACCGAATAGAACGGGTTTTCTACGATCGCCACCATCTCTTTAGGTAGCACAAGATCCTGTTGAAGACCTGTGTCCTCGTTGTAAACTCTTACTCTTACGTGATGCGGAAACCATTCTACAATCTTCCCGGTCCTTAGAGTTTCAACGTCGTAAGATCCTGAGATCATAGGATTAGTCGTTGTTACAACCGGAACGACTGCAACTACGCCTTCGTCGAACATTGAATGAACAGCATCCTGAATGAATGCTCTTCCGGTTTGATCTAGATTAGCGCTAAGAGTGAGACAGTTGTTAAGCCTTGACTTCATGACGTCTTTGTATCTACCATTTTGATCAAGTTTAACGTGCTCCATCGTTACCGCTGCACAGTCAACCGCAATGCGATTAAAGACATTGGTTACTATAGATCGTTCGTTTCCGCTTCGTAATCTATAACGATCAGGCCGATAAGAGTATGACCTGCCGAAATCCTGTGGCGTTGGATCTCTCGGATTTCTGAAGGCATTCCAGGCGTTCTGGAGCCTTTGAGTTATTGTTGGCATAGGCGGTTACCTCTTATTTAGGCTCTCTAACTTTGTAACTGGTACCAGGAACGCTTGTCCAGGAGACCAAGTGTCCTCCTGTTGCCAGCATTATGGCAAGATCCTTACCGGTAACCATGGATCGGCCCACTGATTTTGTTTTTAGCGTATATCCAGATTTATTAACGTCATTTAAAAGCTGCTTAGTCATCGCTTCGCCTTCTTCAACATTTTTAGCAAACTTATTGTATTTGGCCATGATCTTATCTTTTTTGTCTTGGCTCTTGTTTTTGCTAATTGCCTTGCTTAATTTTTTATGCTGCGTATACGCTCCATAACGATCACGGGCAAGCCGCTTATCAGTTCGATTAAGCTCACTTTGAAGCTTTCTACGTTTTCCCACAAGCGAACCTGAAGAATAAACGTATCTATCTCTTCTAACGCCCCATTTCATGCCCTTAACGCCGAAATGATACAGCTCGTTCTGGCAAGAAGGCGCCCAAATATTATTTCCCATAAGTATTACCTCACATAGCTGACCGCATACATAGCTCTAGAGCTGGCTCGAATCTGCCTGATCAGTTCTTTACCGATCTCCTGGTTCTCCTTTGTCATTGGGATTCCAGCGCGCTTATACTCTTTAAGCATCTGCTCGTACCAATTTTTACCTCTAGCTGCCGCTTTATTAGCTTTAAATTGGTATTTAGAAGCTTTTTCAAATGCTTTTTGGGTAGACTTCTTGGAAATAAATAAAGAGCTAGCTTTACGCTCAGCTTGAGCATACTTTCGATCCGCCTTTGCTTGCTGCTTATCGTATCTAGCGTTAAGCTTCTGAAGTTTTTTAGAGGCTTTGGATTCTAGTTTTTTTCTGGCCTCCATACCAGCTGCAGAGCCTCGATTTATTTCTCGCTGAAGATCACCGTATGAAGCCTTGGTATATTTATCCTTATCTGCTTTGCTTACTTTAGTTATTGGTGTTGTGCTAATAAGCCCCTTAGCTTTAGGATTATTTGCATTGGCTTTTAGAAGCTGTTGGCGCTGTATCTCTCTTAACTTAGCAGTTTGAACGCGATGCTTATTGTACTTATGTACACCCCATTTCATACCTAGAACTCCGTAGTGGTAGAGCTCAGATTGCGTATTTGGTTTCCATATTGTGCTCATTCGAATGCATCCTTATTCAACTTATACGCGACAAATGCGTCCATCATTGCAGACACATTGTCTATCTTCTGCTCCCGATGCATCTTCAGAAGCTTCCGATTACCGTTAGTATCTTCAATAGTTACACAGTTGGTCATAGCGAATTCCATAAGTTCTTCGTCAAACAAAAGAAGCCGCTCCCCAGCGAGTTTCTTCAGCTCGCCCAGAGGAACGGATTCTGTTCTTGAACCCTGTATAACTTTAACAATACCGAAAGGACCGTTCTCAAGTTCCCATCGGTTAACAAATTCTTTAGCGTTGTATGGATCGTATCCGAAACAGCGTACGTCGTACTGCCGTTCTTCTATGTATGCATCAAGGTCGTCGTAGACCTCCATAAGATCCAGCACAGCGCCATTGAGTACCACTAAACTTCCTTCGTTTAAGAAGTTGTCATACTTCTGGCGCATCGCCAAAGGAAGATTGTGATAGGTCAGATCAGAAATGTAACTTCTGGTTTTGATTCCGAACTGACCTGAAGGAAGAGGAAACATGAAAGTGAACGCGCAGAAGTCATCGCCTTGTGAAAGGTCTGCTCCCATAGCGCATGCCATCTGCCAAAAGTCTCTTCTATGGCGATGGCGTTTCGTTTCCTCGTAGCTAAAGAAGTAAGTAAAGCCTTCCATCGGAAGACCAAACCTCTTAGCCAAAATATCGTTACGAGCGGCAGGTGCATTCTCAGCTCTCTCAACCTCAGTCTGGTAAGTCTCGTAAGAAACAGTGATTCCGAGATTGGGGTTTGCCTTCGGCCACATCGCAGGATTAGATACTTCCTTAACGTCGTCCAACTTGTACCACCAGATGGAAACATGGTCGTTAATGTAATCGCCCTTAAGGATCTTCATTAGTTCCATTTTGATGGTGTCGCCGCATCCGTTACGAACCGTTCCCTCTGATGACGTTGCGATGATCAGCCAGTCGTCGATCTTAGCTGCACCCTGCTCGATCGCACCTATAGGATCTTCACGTATGTCACCAGACAGCCATTCGTCAACTGTCGCCATTTTAGGTCTCATTCCCTGAAGCTTTGAAATGCTCATGGGACGGATCTCGAGAAGAGAATTGGTGATGAAGTTCTCGATTCCCTTCTTAGTTGATGCCAGCTTCACTCTATTCGCTTTAGAACCGGTTGTGTTCTGCAACGAGCCATCGGTAAGGAAAGCGAAGAAGGGGCCTTTTGATCTTGTGATGGCTGTTCGAAGCGGCGATAGAATCTCATCGGCCTGCTTCATCGTCGGAGCGGTCGTGAGCTGATATGTAGTAGACGTGTCAACAGTAAGTGCATACGCTTGATGACATGACGCATACAATGATTTGGAGGCCCCTCGTCCAACTATTAAAAACTGTTTATTGCGTAATCGGCGTTTGACTCGTTTCCTGACATAACGTCCTTTGGTTCCATGAATTCCGGGTTTCCATACTTTCTTCTCAACGAAGTAGTACCAGCCCCAGACATCTTCTCCCCAAAGTTTGAACGTATCTAGGAGGTGTAAGTCTGAACCGTCTGTCAGAGTCAGCTCGTTCTCACAGAAAGCAATCCATCCTTCTACGGCTTTGTCGTCGTAGTAGTATTCTGGATTAGCAATGAGATCGTCAATGCGGTTCATATGCATTTCAATCTCTCTGTTTACCGGAATCTCTCCTCTGAGAACTCTGTCTCTGAAAATGCCGTAGTATTTTGGTGTTGCTGTGTTTGATAAACTCATGATCTACGTTTCTTATCTACTTCCTTCTGGCGTGTCGATTCGGTCTGAGTATCTGTAACGGTTTTACGCACACTATTAACTAAGTCAGAGTAATTGTTATTATTCTGATAAAGTCTACGGACAGTTTCTTCTCCAAACCTAAGCGTAGTAGAACTGTACTTTGACGGAACACTTGATGTATTAAACCCTTTAATTGCACGCTTTCCGGCTTCCTCAAAGCTGCGCTCTCCATCAGGGTTAACGTAGCTAGCTTTCTCTCTTACGCTCTTAGGACTTTTATCATAAGATCGTTTCGGTGCTTCAAAGTCAGACGGACTGGAGTTGTCGTAGGATGCGTTTTTACGAATGCCGTTTGTTGTCTTACGTTCGCTATCGTTGTCCTTCGGCTTAACGTTAGGTCCGAATGAGCCGTCATCATAAGCTTTTCGTCCTGCGGCCTTAGACTGAAGTATCTTAAGACCCTTAGAATACTCATCGGCTGTAAGGTTGTGATCCTTTTGAGCTTTGTTAAGTTCATCGAGAGTCGTAATAGAAGACAAAGCAGCATTTTTAGCTTTCTCTTTACGCTCTTTGCGTTCTTCTTTCTCTTTCTTGTGAATGGCATTATCGAACCGATCAAAGCTTTCCTTAGCGTTGGCAAGAGTATTGGCGTATTTGCCAAAGCGTTCAACGACAGCGATACCCTTCTCAACAGTCTCCCAACCGCTCTTCTTATTAGCTGCTACAAGATCATCTAATCTCTTCTCATTTTGAAGTCTGATAAAAGCTTCGGAGTACTGCTGTGGAGTAAGATCTCCTTTGAACTTGACAAGATCTTCAACCGTTCCGGTCTTAATAGCTTTCTGCTTCTCGGCCTCATAGTTGGCAGCTTTCTTATCGAGCCTGGCCTGTTTTTTAGATTCTTTTGCCTCGGCTTTAGCAATCTTCTTATCTTGCCTTCGCTTCTGATGTTTAGTGATTGAACCTTTGATCTTCTGCTGAACTTTTGTCGCGAGTCCAACCTCTTTTCCGCCTTTAACCCTTGCTCCGGGCTGATATGGCTGGAATCTACGGATGCCCCACTTCTGGCCTTTAATACCATGGTGAGCAAGATCGTCAGGGGTCATAGACATAACAGCGATCAATGCGTTTTCGTCATCGTCTGATTGCTCAACAAATCCGTGCGTTTTAGTCCATTGAAGATACATAGCTTTCGCCTGCTCAACTTTACGCTTTCCAACTTCAATGTTCCTGCGATAGCGATCGGAGTTACGTCGCCCAATCACTTCATGGAAAACTTTGTTAAACTTGGAAGAAGACTCTTTACCAGCAATAGCTCTGTTAATACCTTCTTGAGCAGAATATGCCTCCTCATTCTTCTGGATCTCTTCTTCAAGTTCTTCAAGATCAACAGCACCGCCTCCAGCGCTAACCATCTGATTATCAAGCCCACCAGCTCGATGCTTGCCCCATTTCATTCCTTTCACGCCGTAGTGATAAAGTTCATTCATCTATACCCTCCCATCCGGGATCTGCGGCGTAGCTGATTCTGCTTTCGAATTCAGCAACCTCGTCCTTCATTTGATTAACTAAAAAAGAATTAGCGGGAGGATCAAACAAGAGTTTTACCTTCCGCTTTACATACTCCGGAACCACCGAAGAAAAATATGGATTGTCTGTAAAGTCGCTCCAAGTTACTGGATTATCGGCTGTTACGACAAATGGCGTCTTCGAGCATCCCAGCTGGAACAGCGTGAAGAACGCGGTATTGATGTGTCCGCAGAGTTCGTTGTCGTAAATCGTGGCCTCTGTAGGGACCTGGCAATAATCCTTAACAGACTCGAGTATGTCGTGTACTACAGCCATAACTAGTTCCTCCAAGGGCATGTGTCAAACGGCTTTCTTTCTACCAGTGTTGGTACTGTCTTCTCAGAATAGCCGTAGTGAATGATTTGGTGAGTGTCGAAACTCACAGTAATTAAGTACTCGGGGTTCAGTACGAGCTCCGAGCGTTCTAAAATGTCTTCTTTTGTTATCGGATTCATATGGTGGACGAAGATCATCTTCTTATGGCCACTTGGATGAATCTCTCTGTCTGAAAGCCCAAGGTCGCAAGCCTTATCTCTAAGAATTACATCCCTTCTGACTTTCTTCCATTCCGGATAGCGATAAAGCATCTGATTCAAATATCGATCATAGCCGAATGTCTCCTTACCAACTTCTCCGTGCAGTCTCAAATAGTTAAGACGGCCTTCGTAGTCAGGAAACTGAATCAGCTCAGTATATGTCCTCATCTTCTTCGTCATCGTCTGCTCCAGAATATGTCTTGAATGCTGCGATAGCATTAGAGAACATCTCTTCGTTCTTCTGCTGAAGTCTTAGATTCTCTGTCTTAGCTTTTACGAGTTCCAGTTCAAGCTCAAGCTTCTTGTTGGTGAATCTGTCCTTTGAAGAAGCCATCCGAATGAACTGAATATACTCCTGAGCGGTCGCAGTTCCGTTCAGCATGCGCTCTTCAACCCGATCAAGAGCCAAAGAGATCAGTTGATTCTCCCTTTCCTCAGCTGTCCTCGCTCGACGCTTTGGTCTTTTAGGAACTTCTTTCTTCGTTTCCTTGCGTTCCATAAGCCTTTCCTTTCTTTTCTAATGCCTCTTAGTAAGTTGTAGCGAACTTTTCAGTAGAGTTTAGGAGGCACTATAGGGAAAATGGACAAACCGCGTGAAAGGAGTTAAGCCACGGAGCCCGCTACAACTTACTAAGGGGTACTAGAAACTTCACAAAATATAATCCACCGGGGAAAATATAAAG